CTGTACAATTCTGGCCTTCATAAATCACTCTCACGTTGCGTATGTAACGAGCCCATCAACCTTGAGGCTGAACGATGCTTTCAGCAGGTCGCCGGGGCTGACACTCACGTCGAATCCGTAGCCTGCAGCAGTGAATGTCCAGACTGTCGATCCGCTGTCGGCAAACGTCAGGGTGTAGATAATGTCGGCCGGCGCGATGATGTGGTCCGTGAAGAGCTGATGTCCTGCCAGTGCCGGGTCAAAGAACAATTCCCCGTCGATACTGCCGCCCTCGGCACGCCCAGTCGCCTCGTAGGGGATTCCGGCACTGGCATTGTCCAGTGTGTCGGCTTCGACGGTCTCAGTCTCTGCGCCGGAATGATCCAGACTGATGACCTGCGCAACCGCCGTGAGTACGGCAGAGATAGTCTCTTTCAGCACCGTGCCTTTGGTTTTGACTTTCGCCATGTGCAGCCCCTATGAGTAAAAGACCTTGATTTCGATATTGCCGATGAACCGCCCGGAATCGCTGCCGTGTTGCGGCTCTTCGTAGTCGTTGTCCTCGTCCACAATCAGGACGGCATCAATCGTCACGTCGTCAGCTGCGCCGCTGTAATCCTGGATGAAATCCCGCACAGCCTTCGTCAGTGTGTTTCTCAGTGGGGCAGTGGTTTGAACACATTCCAGGTTGAAGTCAGCCGACCTGTCGCCGCCCAGTGTTTCGTCTACTTCCGCACTGTGCTCGAACCGCACATAAGGCGGCGAATCCTCCACGTCGACCTTCTCGTCGAACACCTTGCTGCCCACGATGGCACTGATAGTCGACTCGGCAGCGAGTATTGCCCGCAGTCCTGATTCGACCGTCATTTCTGTGCCTCTTTGGCGATTTCCTCGAACACTTTTGCCCGCATCGCATCGACTGCCGCTGACTGCTTCGCGACAGCGGCTTCTTTCACAAAATCGTTCGGCTCAATCTTGCCCGTCCGGGTGTTCTTCGACCCTGCGAAGATGCCGCCGACTTTCTTCCGGAATCGCTGCACTGTCCCGAGAATCAGCAGGTGAAGTTGAGGCAGGTAGCCGGATTTCTTAACGCCGACATTCGCGCCCACTTTCGCCGTGTGCAGTTTCGTCGACCTGTTCTTCTTGTTCGTGCTGCCGATGGCTTTCTTGATTCGGGTATTCGGTGCCCGGCGTTTGGCTTCCTTGCGAAATACAGCCAGCCCGGCAGCCAGCCCCTTGCGGGCAATGCGTCGCGATGCCTTCGGGTCAGCCAGTCTCTTCAGCCGCGCATCCAGCTCTTTGTCGCCGGTCAGGATGTTTGAACTCGCACGAGCCATCAGGTCGCCTCAATGCACTGCAGGGCAATTTCCCGCCGCTCACCTCGCACGTCCGGGTCAATGCCGACGATATTCAGGATCTGGCTGCCCTTCCGCACTCGCATCTTCTTTGTCAGCCCGTCCAGCTTGCTGTCTTTTCTCAGCAGCAGGACGTAACTGACGTCGCTCCGCTGATGGGACAGGCGGTAAAACTCACGGCTGCTCTGTGGCACCTTCCGCGCCCACCTGCGGGCGAACGGCTGCCAGTCCTCGACCCGCTGCCCGCCAGCATCACGCGACGTGCCGACGTCTGTCTCAATCACCACTCTGTCACGTCTTGCTCCGGCTCCGGTCATTAGACGAACCCGTAAGCACGCTCGTTGTTCGCCAGCGCATCGAACGCCAGCGGAACCCGCGATATCGTGCCCTCAATGGTGGATTCCCGGTGCATGTCCCAGTGGCCCAGCAGCAGCAGAATCATGTGTTTGTAGGTCTGTGGAACGTCGGCTGCCGTGCCGAACCCGGCGATAAACCGCACGGTCACATCATCAACGTGGGCGTACGTGGTCGGCCACGACTGGTCCACAGCCGGCTCAATCGTGCCCCGCATGTCCTCACTGCCGAGGCTCACCGTGTAGTTGCTGGCTGCCAGTGTCTGCGATGCCCCGGCGTTGTCGTTGTATGTGATGCTCGTGACACTGCTGGCCGGGTATCGCGGCAGGACGATACAACCGGGGAACCGCTGAATCGTGTAATCGAATGTGGTGCTGACCAGCGTCTTGCCAACAACCCGCTCAACATGCCGGCGGGCTGCGGTAATCAGCGACTCAATGAACGGGTCTTCGTCGTTGGTGTCTGCCCGGATGTGGTCCAGCGCATCCATCAGGGACACCGGTTCTTCAGCCGGCTCCGTGACCACCGTGATGTATTCGCGGCTTACATCGGACATGCTGACACCGAAAAGGTGAATGAGGCGTCGTCCGTATCGGCGTCGGTGATTGCCCACCGAACCTGCCATTCGTCGCCAATGAGGTTTCGGACCGCCGCAGCACCGAGGGCGGCACCATTCTCGAACTCAGCGGTAGCCAGATGACTGGTGAGCTTGGCGTAATACCGCTTGGCTCCGCCGTCGCCGAGCACCTGTGTAAAATGCACCACGTCGACCCAGTTCGTGCCGTCCAGCTTTGTCTGGACATAAACATCGAGTGTGTCGCCAGTTGCCGTGGCAGCCGCTGTCACGTCCAGGACGAACGCAGCCGCCTGCATGACGGGCATATACACGCTGCTGGATGCCGTGCCCGTCGCAGTCTGAGCGGCCGATGCCAGCAGCGTGACAGCCTCATAGGCCTTTTTCGCCGGTCGCGTCATGCTCAGCTCCTCACGCGGGTCTGGAATACGCGGTACGGGCGAACGTGCATAATCGGGTCATTCGTGCCGCCAGACTGGCAGACGAAGCTGGGCACCATCGCGACGATTGGAATGTTGGCGGTAACGTGAGCGTCGCCAGTTGCCACGCCGTTGACGTACTGCTGAACGCTGGTCACGCCATCGACCACGAACCCGAGGCGAACATAGGTCGCTTCGGCAATGGTCACTGCGGCGGACGTGGTGCCGGTGCCGGCTTTCTCGCTGGTGAACAGCAGGACGCCGTCGTCAGTCACACACTGCCAGCCGATGTGGTTGTCAGATGCGTTCGCAGAGGTTGCGATGATGCCGGTTTCCACGTCAGACAGTCCGACGAAAATTTCAGCCTTGTCGAACGTATCAACAATCTTGAACTCGAACTCGGCGTAGATTTTCGAGCCGGCTTTCGGGATGAATACCGATTTCGCACGCTGCAGGTTTGCCCCCTGCGTTGCCGTGGTGCTGTTGGCGTCGAGTTCCAGCACGCCTTCTTCGGCGGTGCTGATGGCTGCAGTTCCCTGCGTGGCCTGCGTGAGCACATAGTCGCCGGTGGTCGCTGTGGCGTCATAGCTAACCCACTGCTCATCCAGCAGGGTGCCGACATACGGGTCGGAACGATGCGCCAGCAGCGGGCAGTCTTCCCAGAGCGACTTGCCTTCTACGGGCGAATAATCGTCGTGGCGAAAGTGCAGACCGTTGCTGCTGTATCGCGAGCGGAATTTTCCCATTGCACAGCCTTTCAGGCAGCCGGATTACCCGGCAGTGCGGTGTATGAAAGCCCGGCTGCCCGGTGGGACAGACAGCCGGGCCGGGCGTCGCGGGGGCGACGGGGTTGGTCAGGAATTCGGCGTCACATAGACCTTTTCGCCGGTCACGGCAGCACCGTTCCGCTGGGCGTACTTGTCCTTCGCGTTGTAGCGAATGAGGAACGCCGTCACGTTGTCGGTGCCAGTGTTGCCGCCTTCGGCCACCTTCAGGCGGATGTACGGGCTGCCGGCCGGCAGGTCTTCGGCTCTGATTTCCAGAATCACGAAGTTGCCGTCGGCGTCGATTGGCGCGTCGGTGTCATAGTTGCCGCCGCTGGCATCGGTCGTCACTTCCGTGATGTTGTTACCGTTGCCGTCGGTGTCCGCTTCAATGCGGCACTCGTCCAGGTCGTCAGAGGAGTTCCAGGTGCCGAGCTCGACATAAGCGAAGGCGCTCTCGAACCCTTCCATCGACACCCAGCCTGTGGCAGTATTCGTGCCGCCGATGTCGGTCGTCTCAATCAGCGTCACCGCTGCGTCATGACTCAGGCAGTAGCCGAAGCTCATTTGCTCGCCTCCGTATTCGTGGTGCGGCGGCTCGCCGCGTAGCTGTAGAACGATTCAGCCTTCCGGAATGCGTCTTCCACGACGAACTCCGGGGTACGCTGGTCAACACCTGGTCCGCCGAGACACTTCAGATAGATGTCTCTGGCCAGGTCTTCGACCCGGTTATCACTCCGCTTTGGCGGTGCCATTCACTTAGCTCCGGGTGGCGAGTGCGACATACGGGCTGAGAGTGTTGCTGCCCTTGAAGGGCGTCAGGGCACTCCGCCAGACCGGCT